TCAGTATCGGCGATATCGTTTCTGGGCGTGATTTTTCCGGCGGCTTCATCAGCAGCGGCTACCATCGATTTCGCGTTAGTGGCATCCATAGAAGCAAAAGTGCCGCTAAGCTTCACCTCCCAGCTTTCCAGCCGTTTCAACTCCTTTGTGTTCTTGGGGCAGTTATCAATATCCTCGCCGAAATCGGAGAAGCTAGGCGTTGCCACGAAGGTCGTCCCGCCGCTGGTAGCGCCTATGATATCGGCATTGTCATACTCCGCCGTGGCGGGATTAAAATCTGAAAGCAGAACACCGGCATTCAGCACAAGCTCCTTAAAGGTGTCCTGTGGAATCTGTGTAAATTTCATTGATTTCCTCCTATATGGTATTGAAAATTGCGGCAACGTTCAGTTGCCGCAATTTGATGGATTGATCTGATTCAAATGTTGAATTGATGCACCACGGCTCACCGCGCATAAGCCAAACTGTGCCGGTATCACAAGGCAGCTGAATGCCTCCGCGTCCTATCGCGCGGGAAATTTCCTCTGCCTTGGCGTTCGGCTCTGCCTCTTTCTCCGTGTGATACCACAGCTTTACCGTCAGCGAGTTCGCCATATCGCCCCACCCGCCGACGGAGACGGAATAGGTTAGGTAGGGCATTACTGTGTCGCTCGGTACCGCTGTATCCGGATACGCGGGGAGATTAAAGCCGGAAAAAAACTTGTAGAGCGCTTCTGTTGCCGTCATTTTGTCAGCTCCCATTTCTCGGCGGTAACCTGGCACATATCCAAAGTGCCGACCGCGGGTGCCTGCTTATCGCTCCCGTTGCTCGTCACCCGGAAAATTGCGCCATCGGAAATCCGCTTGAACACATCATGGAAAGAAAGCGGATTCGCGCGGCGGGTGGTAATGGTGTACACGCTGGTAACGCCCTCCTTCTCCGCGATTCTGGATTGCATGGAGGTATCCAGAATAATAGCCGCGTCGAACTCCGCGCCCTGTGCCCATTCCGTTGCCCAGCCGCCCTCCCCGTCCGGGGTGCGCTTCTTTTCCATCAGTGCGCACGTGTTATTCAGGTAGTAGTCAAGCAAGCTCATATC